ACTTTAGCCAAAGATTTAACTTTAGAAACAGGGCTTCCTAAATGAATATCTGATACAACAAGAATATTATCTGTCACATATCTATTTATTTGACTTCTTATCCATTTGAGCTATTATTAAGGAATGTTCAATCTTTGGCCAAAAAATGAAGTAAAAGAAATTATTGATAACATGCCTAAATTTGCATGGAAAGTTGGTCCATCCTTTTATATAGATGAAAAAGAATATACAATAGGAGAGCTTGTAGAGTATATAAAGAGTCTTCTCAAGGAGAATAAAGACTTAACTGATGTTCTGAAGTCTATTGAAGAAGATGGAACTGTAGAACACAATAATGCCATTAATCTTAGAGAAGAGAATGTAAAGTTAAAGAAAGAGATTGATGATCTTAATGACAGAGTTAATGAAATTGATAGTGATATGAATGAGGAGTATAGGGCTGAAGTCTTTAGGTTGAGGAATGATAATGCTATATGGAAAGCAAAGCATCAAGTTATTCAGAATGATTATAAGAAGTGCACAGAGCAGAGGGATGAATATAAGCATCAGCTCAATGCAGCTAATAAAGAGATTGATGCATTAAAAACAAAACATCCTATGTATCCTCTTCACTGGGGAGGTGTATCAAATCTTATGGCGACTTGGGAAGAGGCAGCATCTGATTTAGCTTTGAGAGTTGCAAAGCTGGAAGAGCAGTTAAAATATATACAAAAGATTAGCTTTACAGAATAAAAAATATGCCAAAAATAACAGTTGAATACAATCTACCTGAAGAACAGGATGAATTTGATACAGCTAATAATGCTTCGAAGTATTATTCTGTTCTTTGGGACCTAGATCAGTACTTGAGAAACTTTGTTAAGTATCCATCAGATAGAGAAGATCCTATTCTTACTGATACAATGGCTCAGGTAAGAGATGAGCTTTGGAAGTTAATGAAAGAACATAATTTAGATTTAGACAAATGAAAAAAAGAATTCCAAAATATGGCTTGCTTGGTATGCCAATGATTATAAAATGGATAAGAGATAGAAAAGAAAAAGAAAACAAATGAGATTTTATATAACAGAGTTTAGGGTAAAGCCAGACTCTTACTATGTCATGGATACAAAATATAAGAAGTTAAGAAAGTTTGTTGAATGGCTTTGGTTTAGAATTGAATACTAAAATAAAAAAATGTTGAAGAGGGATAAAATTAATATACAATAAACAATATGATAAAGAAAGTACTACAACCAACTAATGAATGCTTTATTCAGTTTACTGAAGAAGAGTTGAGCTCTATTGGAGCAGGTCCTGGAACTAAGTTTGAAGCAAAAGTACATGATGATGGCTCTATTGAGCTTCGACCATACGTAAAGGTTGAACTTGATATGGAGGAATGGTCTAGAGAAGTTCTTGAAATGATTATTAAGGAATCATGTGAACAAGATATTTCAGCTAACGATGTTATTAATAATCTTCTTAAGGAGAGTCTTAAAAATTTTGAACAAGAGAGTGATGAAGACATTTTTAGTGATGCTACAAAGTGCTGTTATAAGGAAGTTGATGATCTAAAAAGTCTTTATGGTAGTTCTAGTTATGATGCTGTTCTACCTACAGCTTCTAATTCTAGCTATACAACTTCATCTTCTGATATGCTCTCAACAACGAGTACTAAAGAACCTGTTCTTCTTAATGAAGTGGGTAGTATAAAAAGCTAGATTATTGAGTTAAGTTAAATAATTAATAGTATGAAGAAGATACTATTCCTATCTATATTGCTTATTACTGGTTGTACTTATTATACAGAGAAGCAATCTGAAGCTCTCAGTCAAAACGTATATGCAACGAATGATTCTCTTAATAAAGCAAGAGTTGATTTAGCTTATTACTACTCCGATCAAACGACTAGATTGGTTAAGGTTCCAAAGAAAAGAATACCTATTCAATCTGTTTATCAGGTTGGTGATGTCGTAAAAGGTACGAAAACAGGTTTAAGTACTAGAGTTGTCATAGTTCCTGATCAATACAAGGGAGACAAGGTCGTCGTGGTGGGATCCACTGAGTATCAAGAGCTATTAAAGACGAAGGCTATAGCTGAACAGTTGAAAAGAGACAATGAGAACATTGTTAAAGCTAAAGCTGAGACAGATAAAGAACTAGCTAAACAAGCTGAATATACAAATAAGATGATTAAAGATTTAAATCATTTACAATCAGAAGTTTATAAAAAAGATCTAGCTATTTTATGGAGAAATATTATTATTGTTACATTACTAGGTAGTATAGGTGGATATATCTACTTGAAAATGAACGGTTTATTCTTTTTCTAATAGAAAACACATATCCATGATTAAATATCATACATGGATAAATTTTTAAAAACAATTTCATCTGTAGCTAATTCAATTATCGATTGGATTGCTCATCATCCTAAGACAGCTCTTACCATCTTCGTTTTTGTAGTTGGTTTTATTCTTGGAACATTGTTCTAAGGGGTTGTTTTAACGCTTAATGTATGTACGAACACACACGCTCTACCTATCTCTATGTTTTCATGTATATATACAGTCTTAGTTTAGGCTTTAGTATTGCTCGGTGTTTATATAACTAGATAAATATTAATATGCTACCGTTAGGTCCAATATTAGAAGTGGTTAAATCAGCAACTTCATTTTTGAAGTACGATCAAGCACCGCCGAACGCGTCGATAGTTGAAAAAACAGCACTTGAAGATACTAATCATTTTGCATCTAAGAAGTTCTTTATTATTTTTACGGCAATGATAATGTTAGCTGTACTATATTTTTCTAGTATTGGTATATTAGTATTATTACCGAGGACTCCAGAATTAATCGTCGCATTTACAACTATTTTTAGTAAAGTTATAGAAATTTTTTCAATTATTATTGCTACGTATCTCGGTACTCAAGCTGTTGTTGATCTCAGATATAATAGTAATTCAAATGCTAGTATAGAGGGACGAGTTGATGTTATTGAGGAGAAGCTTACTAATAATGCTAAGGAAGAGGATTATATTCTCGAGGAGGAAAGAAAATGAAACAACCATCACCAGAAGCTTTAAAGTTATTACTCGAATATGAGGTAGGGGGAGGTGAATCTTATTATAATAGATACCTCTCACACCCTACCTGGCCAGGTGGAGCCAGTGGGACAACGTTGGCTATCGGGGTTGATTGCGGATACTATAGTCCTGATGAGTTGAGTCGGATTTTTAGTTTTTTACCACAAAAACAACTTGAAGCTATAAGACTTGCTTCTGGTAAAACAGGTCAAGCTGGTAAGGCATATGTTCAACAAATTAAACCCCTCAATATAACTGTTAGTTGGGATCAAGCTGTTAATATTTTTAATACATTAACATGGCCTAAGTTTGCAAGACTTGCTGAAAATGCTTTTCCAGGATTAGATCAATTGTGTGATAATGCATATGGTGCTTTGGTGTCACTAGTCTTTAATAGAGGTACAGCTATGCAGGGAGATAGTAGATTAGAAATGCGCAACATACGCGTATTAGTGCCAAAGAGAGATTATAAAGGTATTGCGGAAGAATTAAGAAAAATGAAGCGCATTTGGCAGGGTAAAGGTCTTGATGGACTGATTACAAGACGTGAAGCTGAGGCAAAACTTGTAGAAACTTGTGCATGAGTGTTTATGACTCGGTTTTCAATCCGTTAGAACCATGTCCAGACTCTGTTCTTAATTGTGAAGACATTCGTAGTCGATACATTAAGGAGATGAATGAGTTAGATCCGACTGGTTGCAGGGAGTGTGATAGGCTTAACGTTAAATCCAAATATATGAATGAGATTTGGAAGGCTTATATGGCAAAACTCAATGCTTAAAGGCTTTATAATACTTACAGAATCGACTTAGGTGTTTTTTTGCAAATCTACGTGCATCAACCTCATATTCATTCTTAAAATATGCGTTTGCGTTTCTATTTGCGTCTTCTATGCTATAATCTAGTTTTGTATGACTGACTTTATGTACTCTACTTTGCATCCAATGTCTAAACTCATGTAAAAAGTGTAAAAATACAGCTTGTTGTTTTCTTTTAGTAGATTTTGCGTATTCATCAGGATTATCACATAACCAGATTTTATTTGATCGAAATTCATAACTACTTTCATCTAGACCAAAGGTAACTTGTATTGTTAAATTTATTTGTTTTGTATATCCAAGGTTTTCTACTTCTGCAAACAGAAGACTAATAGCAGCTCCCATAGCTTTAAGATCATATTCATTCTCTTCAAACCATTTAACAGATTTTGGTGTGGGTTTAAGCTTAAAGATGTACATATAACTTGATTTTACGAGTATGTGTAAATATATTATATTATATATGACGGAAAGTATCAACGACGAAATTCAAACTGAACTTACAATAACTGACTTAAGAAATATTGCTCTTATTATTGAAACTTGTACATCAAAAGGTTTCTTTCAAGCGGGTGATCTCGTAACCGTTGGTGATTTGTATAATAAGATTACAGCATGTCTTGAGAGTATTGATCAAAATCAGTAGAATTATATATATTACTGATATTGATTAAATATTAGTTAATATGTCAGCAGTTTTAGATATTGTAACATCCATCTGTTCAGAGTTTACAGATGTTATTCTTACCGACCACAGTAAGAATAGTGTTATTATTAATGTTAAGAAGGAGTGGTACAAGGCTCTCAATACAAGATTAACGTCATTGCGGTTTAAACTCGTACATAAAACAACAATTAAATCAGGATATACATGCACATACGTGTATGAAGGTGAAGAGAAGAAGAAAAAGAAAAAATAATTGTTGATTATAGTATGTAAAAGTACTATAATTGTTAAATGCTCGTATTTGATCCTGTATCTCACTCATATAAAAATGAATTTACCGGTGAGTTTTATACTTCCGCTACAACTTTAATTCACAAATATAAAAAGCCATTTGATACTGAGAAAATGGCTATAAGGGTAGCTAAGAAAGAAGGTCTTACAGTAGAAGAAGTAAAGACAAAATGGAAAGAGGGTAACGATAAGAGTAAGGACTACGGTACAGAGCTTCATGCTGTCATTGAGCAGTATCTAAAAACAGGTGTTGTAGAGTCAAATTATACAGATTTTGTACAATCTTATATTGATCTTAATGTTGTAACACGTAAAGATGAGTTACTTGTAGAAGAGAAGCTTTGCTCACATGAATATAAGATTGCTGGTACAGCTGATATCATTCGTAACGAAAAAGATGGGGGGTTTAGCGTCTTTGATCTTAAGACAAATAAGAAATTTAACTTATATAACCCATATAATGAGTTTCTATTAGCTCCGTTACAACATTTAACAGCTAGTGAGTATTCTATCTATAGTCTCCAGCTGTCGTTATATGCATATATGTATCAGCATCTTACTGGTAGAAGGGTAAATAATATCGGAGTTACATATTATGATAGAAACATCAATAAATTCTTTTATTACCCTATGCCATATATGAAATTTGAAATTAAAGCTTTATTAGAACATTATAGAAACACAAATTAATATGAATTTTATAGATCAGATTATTAAAAATAGTCAAGTCAAAGAAGCTAAGCTGTATGGTCCGTCGAAGAAAGCTTCTGAAAACCCAGAAACAGGAATTACAATTCAAACACCTGCAGCTTTTCACGTAATTAAAGATTGTGCTACTATAGCTAACAAATATTTACCTCATTATGTATTTGGTACGTACGCAAATCCGTTTGAAGTGTTAAAAGGTAAGTTTACCCACAATGATATTGTCGAGTTTGTTAATAATGCTAATTCTGATATTATAACATTTCAATTAATGACGTTAATATTAGATAAGATTCAAAAATCACCATATAAGATTACAGAAACTGCTGTTACAGCAGCTATTACGAGCAATACTGCAGATCCTTATGGTGAATATGAAACTTATACACCAAGTGCTGTGGTTCAATCAAAATCGACTGATCCTATCTCTGTACTTTGTACGGCTTTTGGTGTATAAAATGTCTTTGCAAGAATAAATAATTTAAATGTCCTCAGCAACCAATTTAAATGTTAATGTAGTATCGAATTTACAAACTGCAGAATACGGTAGATTTGTACGTATTGATGGTGATACAAGATTTCCAGCTATTTCTGTTACCCGATTAAGTTATCCGGATCGATCTGCTGCATTTCCAGCTAATTCAGCTGCACCGGCTATTTCATCCGTTGATGTTTACCCTAAATATGCTGTAATTACTTATGCTGTTAACTCACCGGGTGCTGGGGGGTTTGATTATATAACATCAGCTTCAGGTGTTCTGAATTATGGCTATAGTTCATTTTTAGCTGTATCTGCGACTACTATTTCAGGCATTACAGCTCAATTCTCTACAGTTAATAATCTTACTGGTGCTACTTTACCGGCTGGATTTTCATTTAATGCTCCTATTCAAGCGATATCTGTATCGTCTGGTGGAGCTATTCTCTACAAGAACGATTAATGAAACTTATCTCCCCATTCCTTAAAATACAGAACCAGTTAAGAATTTTTCACTGGCAAACAGAGAGCTATGCACAGCATAAGGCTTTCGGCAAGGCATATGAAAATCTTGATGGGTTAATTGATGAGTTTGTTGAAGTGTATATGGGTAAGTATGGTCGTTCAAAGGCTAAGCTAGCTTATAATATTGAACTCGATAATTTAAGTGATGATTATGGTTATGTTGTTGATTCATATGTTGAGTACTTAACCGATCTTACTAATGAGCTAGATTCAGAAAATGATACAGATCTTCTCAATATCCGTGATGCAATGCTCGGTGAGCTTAATAGATTAAAATATCTTTTAACTTTAAATTAAAATAGTAGAAATAAAAAACTGTATAGACATAATTAATTATAATTATGGTCGAGCGCATTAGAGACATTCTTAAAAATCTCTTTACTAAAACAAAAAAAATAGAACAGACTGTTTTTAAAACACGCGCTCAATTGATAATCGAAGGTAGAGGCAAGTATTGTCGGCGCAAATAATAATTTATTCTGTGTCAAGATATACACCCGCCTCACTTAATAAGTAGGACATATCTTCAGCTAAGATACGGTTTCCTGCTGTACCGGTTGTATTAAATGTGAACACATTATTAGTTATACTGCCAATCGATTGATTTAATGGTGAGTATGTATTGAATGATGGTAAATAAGCATTATTACCAAAGTTTTGATGTATTGTATCAAACGATGGCTTATAGAGTGTGGTACTTATAATAGTAAGTCGTTCATTATAATAACTAAACTTTATGTTAATAACGTAAAATGCATTAGATGTATCTTTACCGAGATATGAAAGTACATACGTGTTTGTATCTTGGTTATAATTTAAAATAGGCTTTTCTATTTCTACAATATCAATTTCTATACCTGTTCCGGATAAGGAGAATATTTTTAAGTTATCAAATGTAAGATTTGCGTCACGGATAGTAGGATATATTTGAACAGGTGTTAAGTTGTTAAGTTTAATTGAGTAAATCTTTGGAAAGATGATTTTATAATTTGAAGCGCTATATGTTGCAAATAAATTTGTTGTACATGCAATGAGTTGCTTGTCTTTTTCGTTATACCATACAGTAGAAAATTTTTCAAAGTCTTTTTGACTACCACGAGTTAATACGCTATATGTCATTGCTGCATTAGTTACAGTATTAGTTTCGTAATCAAAAGCGATTTGATCAAATATTAAATTATTTTCTGTTTCAATTTGTAAGACATCATTATACACATCCAAATTAATTGCCTGTGTATTAATTTCATTAATTATATCAGCACTGTACTTTAAAAATACAGCACTGAGAGCTGTTGAAAGCGGTTCAATCAGTGTACTATTAGAATTTCTATAATATAAACTACCGTAATCTATATTACGCGACTGATATATTGACTTTTTAATTTGTGTAGTAGATATTGTTTGATCAATAATAGTATCATTCCCGGATATACGAGTACTTACAAAATTTGATGGCTCAGTATATGAATAACTATAACCGACTGTCGCGGTTGTATTGCAAGGTTCAGCATTAGTAATTAAATTACCATTAGTATCTAGATAGTCGACAAGAAAATAATAACCGTCGTATTGTGTAATAGCAGATGTTGGTGGTATGAATGTAAAATCTGCTGGATATAAAAAACTAGCGTGATATGTCGGCTGGTTATTTGGAGAGTATCCGCTATCTGCTAATTCATTATAGTATAACCCCGGGTATGCTACATTATCGGTATTGTCGGATGAATAATCAGGCCATAACGCACTTGATGGTGATACAAACGTTAGAGCGTCCTTGATACTACAGATAAATGTAGAGCTAATATAATCATTTGTAAATGTTTCGGGTGCAAATTCATATGAGTATATTGTCGTCGGTGTACTTGATAGTACAAACCCATTTGCACTTATAATTATGTCATAATAATTACTACCAGAAACTGGGTCACTAAATAGCCAACCATCAATAATAAGATCTGTGGGGTATACGGTTATAGGTGTATTAGCTGGCGTCTTAAGCGGGTAGCTATCTTTATACAATCCATATTCATTTCCGTAAATATCATTCTTATACTGTACAAGTGTTTTATTAAGTGTCAATAAATCCTGTGTTCTTGTATCAATTGGATATAGATTAGGTGTTGCTAGAGTATAGACATCATCGTTGGCCCATATATCACGAATATCACCTGTAAAAAAGTCTTGTGCATCAATATATCTCGATAAACCAAAATTTGAAGTATTGAGTGACTGTTCTCGAGACTGATAGGCACGATATATTTGATAATACGAGTGTGTGTCGACATCACCCATGCGATATTGATTTGAGAAATCTGCTTTGTTAAAGTAATTTTCTTCAAAAAACGTAAATGGTGTTTTAAACGATTGTTTAGTACCACCTGATACGTTTCCATATTTAGCAGGATCAGGAAAATAATAAACAGTATTAGCTGATAGGCCATCTAGATTTACACTCGCGGTAAATTTAAAATTAGTAAAATGTAATAATCCGATTTTGTCAGGTTTAAAAAATAAACCAATTTCTTTTCCTGTTTTAAGAAATTCTTGACTCGGTATTGCAGCTATTGTAGGGTATCTTTTATTGAGTACATTAGCAAACTCACTATCGGCTGCAAATAATTGACCAGAGGTAAAGCTTGTTAACGTTGAGTCAGTAATTACATAATAAAAATCTACACCAATATATTTTGATTGCTCAAGAGTTGAGTAATTGAGATTGAGATCTGTTGTTTTACCTGTATTAATACCAGTAATGAAATCATTATCTTTTAATAGTGTTAAATTTGTAGGATCAACAGCAACATTAACTGATACTGAATCTCCTATCTCAAGTAAATAGAATGGATATTTTAAAATTGCGCTTGCAATGCTTTGATTGAAATCAAGAGTAAGAAATGGATCTACGTTATTTTGATTTGCTGAAAAATATTCACTACGTAGGTCAGCTGTTGAATTATATGCTGATGCCGGTAATGTCGGACTATTATCGTAATAATCAGGGTAGATGTCGTAGATATCCTCCACATCTATAACCATATTATTTCTTATATCTGAGAGTGTCAACGATAATGTACTAAATTGCTCTGTAATATCCTGTGTATTGAGAGCTCTTGATATAGAGTTATATAGTAGATTTTCAATACCAACATTAGAGCCTTTTAGATTATACTGTACATTTGCTGTTTGCACGTCATCGCGCAAGGTACTATAATAAAGACAGATATCTTTAATTTTTGTTGCAAAAAACGGTACAGCGATTGCCATATCACGTGGATCATTATAATCTAAATTTTTTAAATATCTGCGCTCATCTACAGTTGTATAATTAAGTGTTATCTCTTCAATTAAATTAACGTAAAGATCCCGTATAGATGCTGCATTTACTTCAGGTGTAGCGTTTTTAGCTATATGCCACAGATTTACATATGCTTGATATCTAGTAAGGGTCTCTTCTGTTGCTGTAAACGTTTGATTATTATACGCTATCCATTGAATAAACGTTAATGGCTGTAAACGATCCACAACATTAGCCGTATATACAGCAGATGTAATGGAGTCAAATGTTTTATTCTGTATTAGACTTGAAGAGACAGCCATGTAGATATTTATTAAATAAGTTACTGTACGTATACAGGCACATTAAACGACTGATCAGTATATGATACGTTTGTAATTTGAGGAAATGCAGAAATTGACACTGTTTCCATATCATTTACTAACCCTGCTGAAGCTGGATATGTAAATGATACAGTTGAGAGCTCATTAACACTTGTAAGTAAGCGTGTATTATAGAAGTTTGCATCAATATAGAAGATATTACCTACATCATCTGTTGATGATGGGAAGAGCCATCCTTTAATTGTAAAGGATGTATCACCTATTATTTTATATTTCTCAGAAGCAGCTATATCAGTGGGATAACTTAGGGAGATATTACCGTCCCACAGGACTTCACTACGAATCTCCTGTGGTATAGAGAATCCATTTGTAACTAGATCCTCAGGGACCTTCCAAGATAATATTATATATGGATTATTGTATGGAACAAAATTTGATATAATTTGATCCATATCAGACTGAAACTTTGTCATAATTGACATTGATACGTTTATATTAACCGGTACCGGGCTCTTATATTGTATGGATGTCGGTTGACCTGTGATGTCATTTATACCACGTGAATAATAATACCCCTCTATTTTGTTAAAAACGCGTGATTCATCTCTACTAACTGATGTTAAATTAACTGAAACAACAGGTACAGTAATGTTCTGTGCAAGATTAACTAGATCATATAACACTCTTTGCTTTGGTGCGTAAACATACCGTACCTGTACATTATTTACAGGTACTCTATTTTTATCGTATCTCTTAATGATTATATCATCAAAAGCTGCTACAAACTGGGTTATTAGGTCTTTAACTTCCCAGTGAAACGATCCGGTATTCTTCATTCATATATATTTATCAATGAATGCGGTCAACAAAGTGCTTTGGTAGCTTACCTTTTGCTCTCATTATAACATTAATGAAGTTACCATCTAATATATATGTTATTGAATGATCATCCTTACTGCGTGTTGCTCTACCTGATGCTTGAACGATAGAATTAAGCATTTTATTTTCATACCATTCTTTATCTATCTCAAATAACTGCTTAATTCTCTTTGATGATAACGGTAGAAACGGTAGTTTAACAATAATTTGAAACCTTGCAAGCTCATCCTTCAAGTCAACGCCAAATACAAGTGATGGTGAAACTAATACTGTAGGGTCAGCACTCTCCATATGAATTTTTAATATATCTTCATTAGAAGCATTAGTATCTCTAAATATAAGCCTATCATTTGTTATTCTGTCTCTAATAACACTTGTAATATCAAATGAATGTGTGTGTATGACGCCTTTATCATTTTTATGGTGATCAAGGAGTTGCTTTATTTGATCGCATATACCTGGTAGTGAATTTTGTAGTGTTTTATAATTTAGCTTGTATTTTGTAGATACGAAAATCGGTGATTTAGCTGAATCAAAGCTACTTGGTACTTCAATATATTCATAATCCTTTATGCCAAGTGATTTCGCAAAATTCTTGTGATCAATAATTGTTGCTGATAGTAGGACAATCTTATCTGCAAAATTAAAAATATATTCAGTAAGAAAGTCAGCACGAAGCGGTGTTATTGATACATGCTTAGAATCAATTTCTACAATATACTCACCTTGATTCCATAACGTATTGATCATTGTTAATGATCTATGTAAATTTTTGAGATAGTTGTATTTGATCTGTTCAGTCTGTGTAAGTGATACAGCTTTCTTTTTATTAGCAGCTTTAGATGTTAAGTTATTAACTTCTACTAATACATTTTCAGCTAATTCTGATACCCATATCTGAGCACGCTGTTGATTATCAGTAATGAGTGTCTTATATGGTATATTGTATGTATCAAGTTTATCGTAAATAATTTCAGCTGAAAATTGTTTAATCAATTCATCTTCAAGTTCTGAAGCCTCATCGCATACTAAAAAATTCTTATGCTTGACATGATCAGGTAGAGCTAAAAACATTTTATAATTAAGAACAGCAAATGTCGATAAGAGAGCATCATTTCTTGCATTATAGTAAGGACAACGATTTTCAGACCAACACTGATCTTTAATCTTTGGTGCAAACGTACAAGGTGCTAATTCAGTGTCAAAGTTATCATCGATATCACATCGATAGTTAGTTTTACCTTTTAGTATATCTGTATCTTCAAATAAGCGAGCATATTGATCCTGTAGTGATTTTGTTATTGTTAATGCAAACGTACCATGTGCTCCTTCTTTTTCACAATCTGATGCATAGCTATAACTACCATCAAACTCTTTCTTAAAAGCATCATAACTCTTGATGAGAGATGTAAAATTTTCTGTAGGCAAGTTACTAAGCCCTTGAAGTGTCTTAGCAATAAATGATTTGCCTGATCCTGTCGGAGCACAACATATAACTACCTTCTTACCTTTCTTGAAGGCTTTCTCTATACCATTAAGAAGAGTTACTTGTTCGTCGGAGGGTTTAAATGTTTCAGGAAAGTGTGAGATGTAATTATTGAGCACATCTCTATTATAGTCTATCGATTTATAGATACAACTACTCTCTTATCAAAGAACTTTGATGTTTTAGAAAACTTAAGTCTGTCGACTGTATCTACGATTCTTGAATTACCGAGGGAAAACTCATTAAGNGTATAATCAAATGTAGCACTGCTTATATTAGCAGTTATTGTAAACGGATAAGGTATCTCGTAAATAATACGCTTATTTGCTTTTTCAGAATTAGCTAGTGTAAATACACAAAAAAAATCTTTTACAGAAAACAAAATAAGTTTACCTCTTTTAACTAATTTATTTTCGATTGAAAATGTTATATCCGTTAAGAGTAACGGACTTATAGACTGTTCAATTTCTTCTACTGATGTCATGAATTCATAAAGTTAATTTTTTGTACTGCATTCATACCAGCTAGTTTCTGATTAAAGAACATCCAGAATTCTTTGTTAGCTGGTATTACTTGTAATAGATCACAAGCTGCCATATTAATACATCTATAATCTTGCATAAAAATGTCCCATGTAATTACTAAGTTTTTAGTATTAGGATTAAATTTCGGCATATTAACAGCTCGTTTATAATTAAGTGCCAACCTACCCTCAGTACTATTAAGAAGTGATAGAGAGTTTGTACAAAGCATTCTTCTAGTAAGAGCTGAGCCGGGCTTAGCTCTACGTCTAAGAAATTTAATTTCTGCGACGTTGTTTAGAAGTAGGTTCTTTAGTGTCGCTTGTGATGTTTTCACTTTTTTTATTTTTGCGCTCGGCTTTAGCTTTAGCCTTAGCGTTAATATTAGCAAGACTTTCACTTTCATCTTTCCGTAGAGAGCAAATACCGAAAATACGCTGTTCGTTAAGGAAGATACCTTTCTTTAAGGGACCATAACCTTCTACATCGAGGTTAGCAACTGGTACCCCAAGATTATTTGGAAAGCAAACAAAATCACCGACCTTAGCGTACCTTACGTTCGGTCCAGCTAGAATAATCTCACCAATACGCCAAGCCTTTGTATCAGAATTAATTGGAACATGTAATCCATTACGAACAATGCTCGATCCATCAGCAGCTTCATCAACGAATGTACAAAGAAGTACATCGTCAAGAACTTGCTTGAGATTGTATCCGTAAAAAAACGAATTAAACGAGTTCTTAGGAAGTTCAGAAAAGTCAATAAGGCTTTTCGTTGGTGTTAGTAAATCAATGCTTGCTGCCATATAAGTTAATTAAGTTAAATCTTTGTAAATGCAATGTATTGTGTAATTTCTCTTTCTGAAAGTTCAAGATTCTTAGCTATTAGCTGAATATTTTCATCTAACTCTGTTTTTGTTTCTTTGACTTTTTTAATATAGTTAATTTTCTTATACGGTACTCTTGGAAAAACAGCTTTAAATAAATTGTAAAGATCTTTTTTGCTTTCAAAGATACCGAGATATTTGTTTAATATATTTGAATGCTTAGCGATATCAGTCGAGTACATGCTCAACCACCTATTAACAATATATGGTTGAAATTCCGACTCTTGATCGACTGTATCAAGGCAATTACCTTTTTTTGTAAAGAGCAAATCACCAATAATATCAAATATTGTCATTAGCAGATTGTAAGCTTTGTGGTTGCAATAAAATGATCTTCAACCATTGCGTAAAAAACTTCAATAACATCTTTCATAAATTGTTCCGCTTCTTCTTTTTGAAGTTTAGTTGAAAATGCAAACGCAGGTGCCTTTTTTCCGGCTTCAATATTAATACCAGTATGACCGAGAGCGACGTTATTCTTTGAATAAGTGATACTGACACTACACTTACCTTTCATCTGTGTAACACCACCTTGATTATGTTCTTTGTGTACCATGAGATCGTCACCATCAACTTCAATAGGAGCCTTAAGATATTTAGCACTCAAAATATTTGCAATCTGAGTATTAAAGAGACGTTGAAACGCAACAGCTCCTAATGGACAGAGATTAGGAATCTCCCAGCAAAAATTAACAGCGTCATCGCTATAGATAAAATCATTTGTAATCATGTCTTCATTATCGATCATACCTTCAGCCTCTACTTTCATAGGAGCTCTGAATGCTACAATATTACCAATAGGTAGGGTATTCTTACGAAAATATTTATAAGCAAAGCGTGAGTGAATAAGGTCACCGTCGTAGATAGGTATTTCAATAATCATATTTAAAATAATATAGTGTTTTGTTATATAATGCAAGCAATTTAATGATAATTTATATGTCTATCAATAAATGTATGTTTAATTTTCGGATTTAAGTAAAGTGTATATGCCGACACATTACTTGATGTAATAATGATATCATCGCAATGAGATAGTGATATTGCATCAAGTAGCACATCTTCTGCTAGTTGTTCTTTTTGTGGTAAATTACTGAGATGTATAGCTTGTTGTGTATTGCTACGGTGTACGTC